CTGGAAACCTGACAGTGCCTCGCGGGATGTAATACCCCACTCGTACCAATTGAATGAGAGGATCAATAACCTGCACGTCAGCACTCACACCGAACGATTGCAATCGCTCTGCCAGCAGCGCACCAAGCCTTTTTAGGTTTAACTGGTAAACGCGCGTATCTTCACGCTCGATGTTGACTTCATCACATCGCTCTGGGGTATCCCCACATACAGCCACCCATTTCCCACTTGGCAGCTTGCATGCCCTCCGTGGGCAACCATCACCGCCTGGGCTTGTACATGGGTAGGCAGATGAAAACTCTGTCGTTCGGTCGAAACAATCCGTAATGAAACTGGTGTTGTCATCAAAATGCTGTCTCAGGAACGCATGAGCATTTTCATGCCTCGGCAGGTTCTCTAGCTTCTTCCACATGCTGCACCTTGCCTGATTTTTGTTTACTTCTGTCGATCAGCCCCTGATCGTTAATCCAATCTTCAATAACCAGGCTATCGTCGTCCCGTCCGAATGTGGCTTGATTGCCTGACTGGATTCTCACCACCCTTGGGCTGTCATTGCCTTCAAACCGCACACGAAACTTTGCGGATGAAATCTTCGCTTTTTTCGTCACTTCGCGGGAATTGTTGCCTATGAGTCGTCCGAGTAAATTTGGTGATTTTCGGATTTCAATTTCTCCGCCCCATTCATATTGGAGTTCCACAAGTTTTACATCTTCAATGCCAGAAACAGTTGCAAAATCATAAGTAGCTGAGTCAATCGTACCCAGCTTTTCAAGCGAGAAGCATTTCTTCTCTCTGAAATATGCTTCATTGCCAAAGATGTGTTTGCCGATGCAATTCAGATATGTGGATTCTTGCCCTTTTTTGTTGTCGGTCTTCACACTGATTTCATCGTAATCGCAATTATAGATCTGGAGATCATGCCGCTGCGGGTTATAGAAAATGCTCTCCGAGTCACCATTTTCCATTTTCATTTCACGCTTTAACGGCATGCCGTATTTGATAACGATGCTGACACGGTGTCCCTGTGGGAAGAAGTACACACGGCAGTTACGCAGCCGGTTGTTTTCCGCAAACCAATCATCCAATTCATTTTGCAGGGCAGTGACAGTCTCTTCGGTGTAGGTTGGAAACTTGCGCTTCTCACCCGTGCCACCCAGAAAATAACTGAATGACTTGAAATTCTGCACGAGTGTTTTGGCATAAAGCGTGTGAAACAATGACGAGTGGTTCAGCCAGCAATAAAGGGATACGTCCGCAGGGCCAGCTTGTGGGCCGTATGCGAGTGTTATGTTTTGCTGTTTTGCTGCCACGATGAAGGCATCCATTGAACCGTGATCTGACATTTCTGTGATCAGGTGGAGTGCTTCCATGAGATCGTGCGTCTCGGGATCATTATGAACCTCCTCTTTGGGGTTCATAAGAACGGTGCGAAGCTGTTCGTAATTCAAGCCACCGTTGTTTAAGTGAATGCCATGCGCGGCAAAAAACTTCGGGAACTGCTTAAGGAATTGCACAAGCAGATCGCCATTTAGGCCAGATAAACTATCTACATCAGTGAATACTCTGGGGTTGTATCTCGACATTGCCGCTCTCCTGTTTTGTCATTACAGGGCTGGCCTTCGAGCATACATGCAAGACCTTCCCAATTATTTTTAAATCATCCTCCGGCCCTACATGGATCGGTTGAAGTCTTTTGTTTTCAGGACGCAGTTCAATGCGATCATCAGAAATAAAGAGGCGTTTGACCGTGGCGGAGTCACCCACCATAGCCACGATAATATCGCCGTGCTCGGCGATAGGTTGCTGGCGAACCACCACATGGTCACCATCATTAATGTCAGCATCAATCATGCTGTCGCCCTGCACGAGCAGAGCAAAACAATTCCCCCGCACCACAGCAGCATCTACCATCACTTCACCAATGCGATTTTCTACTGCCAAAATTGGCGTGCCTGCAGCTACCGTTCCAATGATCGGAACAGCGATCAGGTTGCTGCGTGTTGGCGCAAGAGATTTCAGGACTTCAAGGGAGCGTGCCTTGCGAGGTTTACGTCGAATGTAACCCTTCGCTTCCAGGCGTTTCAGCAACTCATGAACGCTTGGTGGTTGAATGGAAAGTGCATCGGCCAGTTCTTTTACCGTAGGCGGAACGCCCAGTGATTGCATCAGCTGGGTAATCGCGTTCAACAAATTAGTCTGTGCCTCGGTAAGCCGTTGCATCAATGCTCCATTATGAATTTCGTCGTACCTAATAAAGATTAGGTAAGTGAATAATATAAGCCTTATTTTTATCTGTCAATTCCCTATCTTATCCGACAGTTAGCATACCATCTCGGTAAGTAACCCCATGAACACAAATGTGGGGAAACGATGGGTACTCTCAATCCAAACCTAATGAACGGTAAGCAGCGCATGGAGGAAATCGCCAGCATTCTAGCGACAGGAATTTTGCGCCTGAGAAAACGCCAGAAAGTGAACAATTCTCTGGACTTCAGAACGGTTGGAAGCATTCATGCCCATGACGACGAACAAAGAGGTTTTAACAATGAATAACAATGTATTAGCGCAGCTTGCGAGTCTGCGAACCATGACGGGTGATGACCTACGCAAGATGTGGAATGACCTATATAAATCCGAGCCGCCACGCGCCAATAAGCAGTATCTGACGAAGCGGCTGGCGTATCGCATTCAGGAAGTTGCCTACGGTGGCAACAGCGCGGAAATTGAAACGCGCCTCGCAATCAAAGCCGATGAATATTTTGGCAAAGGCAAGCGACCCAAACGCACCGAGAAAAAAGCCATCACTGGCAGTGTGCTGGTGCGTTTGTATCAGGGAGTCGAACACCAGATAGCGGTGCTTGATGATGGCTACCAATACCAAGGATGCAAATACCGAACCCTCTCCGCCATCGCGCGTGAAATCACAGGCATGAACTGGTCGGGAAACGCCTTCTTCGGTCTCAACAAAAAACTGGAGACGGTGCATGAGTAATACCAAGCCAAAAATACGCTGTGCAATTTACACCAGAAAATCTTCCGAAGAAGGGTTGGACATGGAGTTCAACTCGCTCGACGCGCAGCGCGAGGCTTGTGAGAAATACGTTCAGATTCAAAAGCACGAAGGCTGGCACATAGTCCCTGATAACTATGATGATGGCGGGTTTTCAGGTGGCACGATTGAACGCCCAGCACTCAAACGGCTGATTGCCGACATCAAGGCTGGTCACATCGACATTGTGGTGGTGTACAAAATTGACCGCCTCTCGCGCTCGCTGCTCGACTTCCTCAATCTGATGCAGGTGTTTGACGCGCAGAAGATTGCCTTTGTTTCGGTGACACAGAACTTCGACACCAGCACCTCCATGGGCAAACTGATGCTTAATGTGCTGCTCTCCTTTGCCCAGTTTGAACGTGAAATCACAGGTGAGCGCATCCGCGATAAAATCGCCTCCTCCAAACGCAAGGGGATGTGGATGGGTGGCCCGCCGCCATTTGGCTACGATGTGAAAGACCGCAAGCTGCTAATCAACGACGATGAAGCAGAAAATGTCCGCCTGATATTCGACACCTTCATTATGAAACGGTCAATGAAGCTGCTGGTGATAGAACTGAAGCGGCTTGGCATTAAAAGCAAATTCCGTATCACCACCACGGGCAAGCATGTCGGCGGCAATACCTACGATGCAGCCACGCTCTACAAACTCCTGAACAACCAGATTTACCTCGGGAAAATTAAACACAAAGACCAGATATATGAAGGGCAACACGAGGCAATTATCACGCAGGACACATGGAACACGGTGCATACTATTTTCCAAATCAGTCCACGCACGCGCGGCGCAGCTACCAAGCGCAAAGTACCTTCGGTGCTGCTTGGGCTGCTGAAATGCGGCGGATGCCAAAGCTCTATGAGTCCGAAGCACACCAAGAAAAAAGGCGGAAAAATCTACCGCTATTATGTCCCCAGCATGCACATGAAAGGCAAATGCGAATCCTGCCCCGTGAAGCAGATTGCCGCATCGGAAATTGAAACCACGGTGCTGGAGCAACTGCACAACATTTTCAACTCGCCCGAACTGCTGATTCAGGTCTGGAAAAACGCCACTCAGCAAGACAACACCATCACCGAAGAAGATATACGCGAGTCACTCTCCGATATTTTCCCAATCTGGCGCGAACTGTTCCCCGCCGAGCAGCAACGCTTGCTGGAACTGATACTCGAGAAGGTCATCCTCAGCGAAGATTCGGTGGAAGTGCGCGTCAGAGCGGAAGGTCTTTACTCGCTGATACGCGAGGTCAACGCATTAAAACCAAAGAGCGAGGTCAATCATGAGCGAACCGCAACTGCGTGTGCAGGGTAACATCATCTCCATCAAAGTGCCGCTGAATATGAAGCGACACGGCGGACGAAAATTTATCCTGATACCCAAAAACGTCCGCATCACCAGCCCACAGGGCAAGCCCGACGAAACCATGGTCAAAGCCTTGGCTCGGGCATGGATGTGGCAGAAATCCTTGGATAGCGGCAAATACACTTCGATTGAAGAACTGGCGGATAAGAACGATATCAACCCATCCTACATTTCCCGCATGCTGAGGCTGAACCTGCTGGCTCCTGACATCAAGGAAGCAATCCTGAACGGTACACAGCCGCGCACCTTCAATCTGCAAGGTATGCTGACACCATTTCCAGAAAGCTGGGAAGAACAAGCGAAGTGTTTTGGGTTTAAATAACCCCCCAGTGAAATTTCACTGAGAAACGCAAAAATAATTTCAAAAATATTCGTCCTCTGAAGCCCCGTAAAAACGGGGCTTTTTTTGTTTTTGGCTCACTGCAACAGCCCTGAAGTCCAGCAGTCCCAGTGAATTTTCACGGTTTCCAGTTGTCCCGCCCCCGTGGCGGTCAATCGCAACTGGAGACGAAAACCATGAGTAAGAACAACTATAAAGGAATTGACCAATTTATCATTAACCAAGTCCGTTACCACGCACGCAGCCTGATAAGGCATCCTGCCATACACGGCATGGAAGTGGAGGACATCGAGCAAGAGCTTATGCTGGATGTCCTGAGCCGCACCCAGGCTTACGACCCCGAGAAGGCAAGCTGGCGTACCTTCGTGGATCGCATCCTCAACCATAAAATCGCTGACCTGATTGAAGAAGCCAAAGCGCAGAAACGTGGCGGCGGTATTCGACCGCTTTCGCTTGATGCGATGCTGGAAAACACCGAGGGCGAGGACGATGAATTTCCCGACCCAGCAGGTAATCCAGAACGTGGGATACATCTGGCAATTGATCTGAACCGTGTCGTTCAATCCTTACCCCAACCGCTTGTGGTGCTGATGTTTCAGCTTGGCGAACATAACCCGAGCGAACTCTCACGCATCACCCGTGTGCCTCGCGCCACGCTCTACGGATCGATCAACACCCTGCGTGGAACGCTGCGTGAGCAAGGCGTTCACCACTATCTGCATTGAGCCGCCGACAGTTTTCAAAGCCCCTCGGTAAGTAACCGAATGAAGGCACAGAAAACATGCCGAGTCTTCGCGGAAATACAACACCTCCCAAGGGAATACCGCGACCGCCTTGCTCTTTGGGTGGCGTCGAGGCTCGGCAGCAGAAGTGAACGACCCAGAGAGCAATTTTAACCGAAACCAAGGAGAAAACTATGTTTAAGCCCAAGTTAGAGAAGCTGCTCAAGGACAGCTATTACTACAAAAATCTTCCCGTATTCATTCGCATCCCTGCGCTTGGTGCGATTGAGGAAGAAGTAACCAAGCCAATTGTGGAAGCCACTCTTGATGAGTTGGAGTTTGCCGCGCAGGCATTGGATAAAGAATCCGAAGCACTCACCACACGCCTTTATGCCATTCGCCGTCTTTACCGCGAAGCGCGTGAAAAAGGCGCACTCGGCGGTGAAAATATCCTTGATGCGCTTGCCCGCAAAGGGGGTGCTCAATGACGCTCCCAATTATAAGCGCGGACGAAAGGCTTAAGGAAACCAAGGGGATCAAAGGCTGCATCTTTGGCAAAAGCGGCATCGGCAAAACGTCCCTGTTATGGACGATGCCCGCTGAAACCACGCTGTTCTTTGATCTTGAGGCTGGCGATCTGGCGATTGAAGGCTGGCAAGGCGACACCATCCGTCCGCGCACTTGGCAGGAATGCCGTGATTTTGCGGTGTTCATTGGTGGAGCTAATCCATCCTTGCGCGATGACCAGCCTTATAGCCCAGCGCATTACGCTGCGGTGTGTGAACGCTATGGCAATCCTGCTGCGCTCGATAAATACGACACCATTTTTATCGACAGTATCACGGTAGCGGGTCGCCTCTGCTTCAACTGGTGCAAAGGGCAACCGCAGGCATTCAGCGAAAAAACTGGCAAGCCAGATACGCGCGGTGCTTACGGACTTCACGGTCAGGAAATGATCGGCTGGCTCACCCACCTTCAACACACGCGCGGCAAGAACATCTGGTTCGTCGGCATCCTCGACGAGAAGCTGGATGACTTTAATCGCCGTGTGTACCAGCCGCAGATTGAGGGCAGTAAAACTGGTCTCGAACTCCCTGGCATCGTCGATCAGGTGATCACCATGGCGGAAATGCCGACCGAGAGCGGCGCGTCCTTTCGCGCCTTCATTTGCCACACCCTCAATGAACAAGGCTTCCCCGCGAAAGATCGCTCAGGGCGGCTGGAACTCATGGAGGAGCCGCACCTCGGACGGCTCATGGAAAAGGTCAAAGGCAAAGTGCGCCCCGCGTCTGAACGCCTGACCCACGCAATCCCCCAAACAACCGAAACACAAGGAGAATAATTTATGAGCTGGAACGATTTCAACAACGCAGAAGATCAGAACAGTTTTGATCCGCTGCCAAAAGGCACTCTCGTTAAAGTGCGGATGACCATCAAACCAGGCGGTCATAACAACGAGCAAAAAGGCTGGACTGGCGGATACGCCACCCGTAACGCCACCAGCGGCGCAGTTTACCTGAACGCTGAGTTTGTGGTGCTTGAAGGCCAGTATGCCCGCCGTAAAATCTGGAGCCTGATTGGGCTGCACAGCGAAAAAGGTGAAGAATGGGCAAACATCGGCCGCTCATTAATCAAAGGCATCCTCAATTCCGCGCGTGGCCTTGGCAATAAGGATAATTCGCCTGCCGCGCAGAACGCACGCCGCATCAACGGCCTCGGCGATCTGGATGGGATCGAGTTCCTTGCGCGTGTCGACATGGAAAAAGACCAGAACGGCAATGACAAAAACGTCAT